AATCAGCATCATCAACATGTAACAATACTTCTTTTACAGATGCAGGAACATTGTCAAATTCTCTAATATCATTTAAAAAAGCCATTCCTTCATCACCTTTAAGTTGTGCAATAGCTTTACCAAAACTTTGACCCCAACCTGTGCTTCTTACATCATCTACTGTTCTACCATAAAAAGCAGCACGATTAAATTTACCTGTTTTTCCAGGTACAAAAGATTTAAATAATGTTGCAGCATTTTTAGATTGTTTATTGGCTTGTACCATAGTTCTCATTGCTGTTTTTACACCTGCACCATACATCAACGCTAAGTTTGTTGGGTCACCTGCAAGTCTAAATACACCATCAATAACACCTGATACAACACTAAATCCTGTAGAACCTGGTTCAAACATTTGTACTGCCGCTATGCGACCTGGCGATATGTTTACTTTAGTTCCATCTTTCGCTTCATATTTAAAAGCATCTTCTCTTTTGTCGTACAACTGTGTAACAGGAAGTCCATAAACTTCTACAGCCCTACTTAATGCTTCTTTTTCAGTTTTTCCTGCTCTACGCATATCTAAGTACACTTGTGTTTCTTTAGGGTCTAGTGAGTTAGGTAAAAATCCTGTACCTAAATTTAATGGTTTACCTTTCCTAGATTGTTCTAAAGCTAAACGAAACTCATTCTTTCCATATCTATCTCGTGTCTGTTTAAACACATCCCCTACACCACCGCCATATATGTTATTTAAGTATCTAGCTGTAGAACTACCTTCCTCACCTTCTGCTTGTGGTCTAAAAGTTTCATACAATCCACCTAATGTTGCATTAGCTACAACTCCAGGTACAAATTTGCCTGTTTCTTGCGCAGCTACAACTGCAGATTTAAAACCTCTTGATACATTTTGGAATACAGCATCTAGTCCTAAGAAACCCATTTGTACACCTCTTTTTAAAAAGTTGACATCTGTAACAAGGTTTTCTGTGTTCTTTTTTGCTATAATGTCGGCTGCTCTATTTGCTAAAGAAAGCGCAATTTCATCCTCAGCAGAAGTTCCACTTAATGCTACATAGGGTAAAACTTCTTTAGGAATTGTAGGATATGCTCTTGTAAGACTAGCGATATTTTGCACTAAATCAGGACTTGTTTCTCTTACACCTTTATCAAAAGAACTTGCACGATTATATGTTTCTTGTGCTGCTTGTCTTTTTAAATCATCTAAAGAATAACGAATAGAATATCTACGCATTATCTAAACCTAGTTTGTGGTTTCTCCTGTACAGGCACAGCATTTTTTTGTTCTATTAATTCTAAAATTATAGGGTCATTAAATTGACTAAATAATCCTTGTAAATAAGCATCTAAATCTGTTGCCATAGGACTAGCGCCTATTCTTCCTATGCCAGGTCCTTGTGATATTCCTGCTGTGTTTGGCTCACTTTGAAACCTAGTAGGTTGTCCTAGTGATATAGGACTAGCTGTTCTAGTTGCATTTTGCGCAACTTGCTCTCCTGCTACTGTAGGTAGTTCATAATTTAGCGCATCTTCTTGGTCGTTTATTATTTGTGATTGTCCTGTTGGGTCGCCTTTTTGTCTTGGTATATATAAATCTTGAAACGCAGGGTCAGGTTTTCCATCAGTTACTTGTTTTAATGCTTTTGGCTTTCTAACCATAATATCCCTCATCATTAAAGAAGTCATCAAGACCTCCTAGAAAATCTCTTAGTTTATCGTTTTCTGCAGCATCTTCAATAGTAAAATCTACACGAATAAATACCTTAGGATGTGGTGTAGGCATCCAATACTGCATAATTGGAGGTGTAAAACTATCATCTATTTTTGGTTGTTCTTCTATATTGTCTAAATCCCAATCTTCTGAATTAATAATGTCATAAAACCTAACATTAGTTTCACGCATTTTGTCTGATGGTTCAGGCATTATTGTCCTCCCTGTTGTGCTACTTGTGATAACACTTGTGCTAATCCAGGTGGCGGTCCTTGCGGTACAGCACCTGCTTGTTGCGCTTGTGCATTTAGTAAAGCTAGTTCTTCTTCACTAGGTTCTTCACCCTCTGCAGTATAGTATTTGTCTAATATTTCAGACATTCTCTGCGGATTTTTTCTTATCTCTATAGCAGCAACTAATGCTTTTTGGTCGCCTTGTGCTGCCTGTGCCATAAGAGTTTCAAACAATACAGTTTCGGCTCTTTCTTTATTAACACGATTTTGTATCTTTGTTATATTTTCTAATCCATCCATATTTTCTTGCAATGTCTGCTTGTCGATAATTCCCTGTTGGTAAAGTTGTAAACCTGTAATAATTTTTTGTGGCTCATCAAATCCTGCCATAACACCATACACTCTGCGTGTTGTATACACTTCAGATATATCAGAGTTAGGTGTGTAGTTTTCTTTGTAAGATGTTCCTTTGTGAAATCCTGCTAATGGTTTTCTTGTACTTCCAAACATTGCTTCATCATATTCAAGTCTTTTAGCATCTAATTCTTCTAAAGCATCACCTAATACAGTTTGATATTCTCTTACATGCAGTGATGCAGATTGACCTAGTTCTTCTAATCCTCTACCTGTAACAAAAGCATTAGGCGATTGTCCATCATCAGATACAGGATAAGCTGCACCTAGTCTAAGGTGTCTTTCTAACCTATCTACTTGTTGAAATAATTGATAAGGTAAATTGTTTACAGGCTTTGATACTTGTGAACCAGGTGTCAAATAGTTAACTGCAAATCTACCTTTACGATATTTACCGCTTTCTATTTCACCAACAATGTTTGTTTCTGTAAACACTGCATCTTCCATAGCAATAGTTCCTAGTATGTTAATCTTTGCCATGTTTGCCATAAGACCTGTAATGTGTTGAAACTGTGATTGCATTTGGTCAAATGAATATCTTTTCGCAACAACAAAACAAGGACCTGATTTAAGTATGTTTGGCATAAAATCTATTATTTTTTTATTTTCAGGCAAGAAAATGTATGTACCTTCTTTATCTCTATATTCAACAACTACTTTTCCATGTCCTGTTGAGTTAGCCCAACTACCTGCTCTATCTGTGCTATCTAATAATGCAGAATATGGATTTTGAAAACCATTGTCATTTTCTTCTTGTGCAAATATATATTGTTTTGCTTCAGGATATTGTTCAGCTAATACAGTGTGTGGTACACGACTAATTATTGCTAATTCTTTAGGTTGTTGGTCATTGCCGAAAGTTCCAGGGTAACAAGTAAATGGGTCACGAAGTTCTGCATAAGGATATGGATTACCATCTTTATCTCTTTTGTGTCCTATTGTCCAAGCAACAAAACCATATCCAGGTAGCCATCTACCAATTTGTGGTAATTGTTTATGTAGCTTTTGATATTTGTCATAGCTTACAACTATGCGTTCTAATTTTTCAGATTTTTTTCTTGCTCGTTCACTATCTTTTTCATTAATTATATCTACTTTTATGTCAGGGCTTCTGCCTAACTTTTGTGCAAATCTTTCTAGCGCTGTTAAAAATAAATTAGGTGCAGGAAGTTCGTGGTATTCTACATTTACTTGATTACCAAGTAATGCTTTTACTGCTGCTTCTCCACCATTCATAATGTCACGAATACGACTTCTATCAATCATTTGGTCTTGATTAATTACTCTAAGGTAATCTATTTGGTCGTACAACTGTTCGCTATTTAAAGGCATCTATCTCCAATTATCATAATCTATATTACTAGGATTATAGTCAGAAAAACTAGGATTGTAGTCATATCCTAGTTCTGCAAATCGTTCTTTTTGCATACGCCTAATTGCTCTCATTGGAAACCAACTAGCCATAACAATGTCTGTTTTAGTTCCCACACTTTTGCTTTTGTTTCTAGCAGAACTAAAATACACTAACTGACTTGTATATAAGTTTATCTTTTCTTGTGCTTCAAATCCACTATAAGGTAAATTAATTAGTTTATCAGCAAACATTGGTCGCATAGCTGTTACACCAAACAATGGGTCAAACTTTTGATTTCGTGTTTCGTGTCCTTCTAAAAATACGCCATGTCTATTCGCAAAATCTTTTATAGATACATCTTGTCGTATAGCTTTTTGAAAACCATTTTCTTCTATTACCCAATGACTACAGTTGTACTCTGTCCACCATTTTTTAATTATTTGTAATGCTTGTGGTATTCCACCACCTAAATTGTTTTCTATATCTATTAAGAACAAAGTACCTGTTTCAGTATTGTAACCCCACAATACTGCAGCTTGATAACCTGTAGATGCAGGGTCAAGTCCTGCTATAAGTCTTACATTGATTGGTATGTCACCTATCGCTCTACTTTGGTCACGACACTGTTCTATTTCTTCACGCTCAAACAAAGCAAGTCCATCAGGCATAGCTACATTAAGATATACCATTTCGTATATTGCTCTACCACCTGTAGTTTCTGCTGCTCGTTTTCTGTCCATTAACCATTTGTAAGTACGCTTACCTGTCCACAACATACACTCTGTATGTGCTTCTTCATCCCAATCTGCAATGTTGCATGATGTGTCATGTGCTTCTTCGACTAATGTTTTCCAACTTTCGTTATCTAACAAATGAGAATATAGGTCATCATAATGTTGCCTAGAACCAATTACGATTATTGCTGTATGTTCCTCTTTACGACTTGATAATGTTGTAGTCCACCAATTTCTAGTATTTTCTCTTGATGCAGGTTGCATAGTAGATGAATGGTCCTCTAAGTCATCACCAATAATGATGTCGCAATCTCTTGATAATATTTTACCACCACGACCAATACCTACCATAGTAGGTGACTTAATACCTGTAACTGTTCTAGTGCCTACAGTAAAACCATTTTGTGACCATGCTTTACCTGTACGACTTGTAGGTTTAAAAGTTTTTCCAGGAGGACATAATTCCTCTATAAGTTTTTCATTATTTTCTAATTGGTCAATTACAGAACTAACTGCATTCTTAGCAATTTCTTCGTTACCGCCTACCCATAAAATACGAACATTAGGATTTTTAATTATTAACCATACAGCAAAATGTATAAGCAAATCTGTTTTGCCATGTCTAGGTGGTGACAGTATCATTTGTTGGTCACCATGCTCTATAGCTTCTAAAATAGATTTTATCCACCTAATGTGAAATTCAGGTGTTTCGTAAGTTTCGCCTGTTTCTGTTTGAAAATATCTATCTCTAAATTGTTTAAAGTCTTTTAATGATTTTTCTGCTTTAGCAGGTATAGTCCAATTTTCTGCTTTAGACTTTGTTTCCATATCTTCTACCCATGCAGCGTATGCGTAACTAAGTGCGGCTTTTGTACAACCTAGTAACTCGGCTGCATCTTGTTTAAGCATGTCACCTTTTAAAATTAAAGGTCCTAGATTTTTTTCTACTAACTGTTCGTAAACTTTGCCTCTGCGTTTTTGTACATTACCTTCTGCTACAGGTTTGCCATCATGGTCAATTTCATAAACAGCACCTTTTTGTTTAGCGTGATATACAGCGTTGTGATAGCTTTTAGAACAAGTAGATGAACAAAATTTTTTCTTAGGTGGGCGTAATATATTATGACATCCTTTAGCGAAACATAATTTAGTTTTTGTCATATTTTTTGCATTTCTTGTTTTTGCACTTTAATTTAAGTTTGACCACCTGTAAATATTCCTGACAAGCAGGACAGGTTATCTTCAATTATTTTTTCTTTTTTTTAGGTAATTTTTTAATTTTGCCATTGTGTGTTCTTGCAAACCTATGTGTCTTAGTTTCCATACTAGGTATGAGTGTTCCACTATAAGTTTTGCCTCCCCACTTCCAACTTACTTTTCTACCTGCCATAGCTCTCCTTTACCACATCTTGCAAGACCAATATCTTGCAGATGTTTTATCTGTTGCTGTATCGCATTTATGTCTTGCTCTAAATGATTTTCTAGCTTCAGGATTATCTTTTCGGATTTCCATGTTAGGGTCACCGAACATAACCTTTTTTACTTTCTTACCATTTTTAACATACACTTTAAATTTTTTACGACCATACCCAGGTTCACCTTTACCAATCCTAGAAGGTTTATTAAGTGTTACTGACTTGCCTTGATATTCAGCCATAATTACATTTTTTTTGGTTTACGACCTTTTCCTGCGTAGGTCTTTTTTTTACCTTTTTTTGTGTAAGGCATTTATAAAGCTCCTTTCTTTTTAACTTGTTGTCTTTTTTTAACTTTTTTATATTCAGGAGAATTTGCTAAATTATTTAAAAAATTTTGTCTGTTGCTTTTATTCCCATACACAGGTGTACGACTTTTTAATGATGCTAAATATGCTTTTTTATCATCACTATCTAATTTATTATACAACCCCCTTTTTGGATTTTTCTTTTTTGCTCTTGCCATTACATTCTCCTAATGTTTATACAACTACTATAACACAAAACTCCACCGAAGTGGAGTTCTGTTCGTACAGCATGTCCAATACTGTTTGCGAGTAGGTAAGCAGTTGTTTTGCCATCACTTTGGGCAGGTCGTGCAACCCTTTTCCTTAGCCTCTGTAGGTCCTCGCACCTACGCTACTCTATGAAAGAAAAAGAAATAAACTCAATCATTCACATAATCACAAATGCTATATGATGAAAAGCATACTTTCTTTTCTAATCGCATATCCCCATACGCGATACTTTTAGACTTTCTAAAAGCATATTAAGTATAACAGACCTAGGGGGTAAAAAAAATTTTTTTTTGAACAATACTAATGGGTGCAGCAGTTGCCTGTCACACCCATTTCGTATACACAATAGAAAGGGCTAAACATGTCCTTGAAAGGAAAATGAATATTCCTAACATCCACTATAACATAACTGTAAAATAAGATAGGGATTTTTTTACTTAGATTTCCTCCTTTACTTTGTAAGGAAATCCCCACATAAAATTATTTTATGGTATAGTAGAAAAACAAACATGATAGATTTCAGGCACTAGGAAAGATTTATCAGATAAAAACTTCAATAAAGTGGACTTGCCTGACCATAGTAACTAGCGTTAAAGGCTATTACTTCATATATTTACAATAAGTCATAAACAGATTTGTTATCGGTTGGGAGGGATGACACAGGGTTAGTTGTATTAACTTTCTACTTATTTAAGACAATCACTATAAGTGTTTAAACAAGCACTTTAGAGGGCTATTTTACTGCCTAGTTAACAGCATATTTTAAGAGTACACACATATAAATAACGCCCACCCCCACATTAAACCCTACCCCAAGCCCTTGTGTTTATAGGCTACAATCCTACATCTTGTGTTGTGTAGGTATACACACTATATATAGTACCACAACATATAGTAGGTACAGTTTGGTAGTATTTGGTAGTTGTTTAAACAGTAACAGTAAGGGGATAGACAAACATTGATATCAGCAAAATATTATTGCTTTCAAATCCAACAGAAACACCAAACAAAATCTTAGGCGCGGAAAGTTACGCCTAAGAAATGACACGCCAAATTGAAGATTTCTTTAAAAAAAAATAAATAATTTTTCATGCACCTAAAATAGTCAATGTTTATAGGCTTTCACTAGGTATATTTTTTATCAAATATGACAACATAAGTTGGCATAAGTTTTCAATCCCCCTATAGTTAGTAGTAACACAATAGAGTTGGACTTAGACAACTTCTTAAAAAAGCCTAAGAAAGTGTTCGAGGCAAGTACAGATGAGGCGCTGTTCAATTAAATACTAAATACAGGCGCTAAATCCCATAGAGAATGACCGAGTGTAATTGGTAAAAACTCTACTTCTAGCGAAGATTGGCTGTAAAGCGTAAAACAACAACACTAGCGAAAAAATTGACATTATTGATTTAGATTGGATATTTACAGGCTTTATAACCTTACTAGCTGTACGCATATTCTATTTATGCCTTATATTTAAGGCTATTTACAGCAATGTAAGTAGCTTGAAACCTATTCAGAAATTAGTTCAAACCAAATATTGAATTAGAGATTGAATGTAGATTGGTAAACGCATTCAAATAACTTTGTAGGTTTCAAGCTATTTATTAGCAAAATGTAGGAGGCAAAAATGGCATTTAGTGAAGAAGAAAAAAAAGCGATAATGTTAGAAAGAGCTAAAAACATGGATTTAAGTACGCCTGATTTAGCAGATGAAATATTGAATGAATTGGAAAGTCAATTAAAAGACACACACCATTCAACAATAGAAAATCTACATGTAGCTATTGTTCAATTAATAGTCGATAACACAGACTACACTAAATAAATAATATCTAACTACACATTGTTTAAACAAATAGTGTGTAGATAGATACACTTATAATTTTTATGAGTGTACACTAAATATATAGGAGGCAAACACAATGGAAACTAAACAAAAATCTAGTACAGATACACAAGAAGAAATTCATTTCTTCAAAGGTAATCGTGAAGAATGGCTTAACAAAGTTGCAGACTTTATCTACGATAAAATCGAGGAAGAGTTTGTATGCGAGGTTAATCGTGATGTTATCAAATTATCTATGGGCTTTATGCCAAAAGGTAATGCCAAAGCTATTGGCGTATGTCATTACGAAGAGCATAGCGAGGGTGATGTTAGAGAAATCTTTATATGCCCTACTCGTACAGGCACTTCACTTGCCGATAGTATCGAAACAGCGCAGATTGTTGCACACGAGGTAACTCATGCAATATTGCCTGTTGGTACAGGACATAACAACCGCTTCAAGAAAATCATTATGGATTATCTAGGTGCGGAGGGTATTCCTACAGCAACAGTTGCAGGTGCGCAGTTTACTCTACTTATACAGGACTTCATCAAGGAGTTAGGCTTACTTCCTCATTATGCTATCAAGCAACGCGAGGGTGCAGGTTCAACTACAGTTGCGGTTAAATGTACAGGTGCAGAGGCGTGTGTCGGTGCTAGTGACAAATCTATTGCGCAGGGTTTCGGCTTAATTAGTCGAGTATCTATGGCAGTGTACAAGAAAGTTGGCGATAACTTTCGTTGCATGGCTTGTGGTTCTACTACAGTTGTAGACTTACCGCTAAAATTGCGTAAAGATTACCAATAAGTATCGTAGAGCGCTTGTTTAAACAATGAGCGTTCAACGATATTTATCAACAGATAAATACTCACACAATATTAAGGAGGCATTAAATGGTAGAACAATATGTAGTTCAAGCTAAATGTGTATTTAGTAAGTTTATTGATGTACATATAGTTTCGGCAGAGAGTAATGACCATGCTTTACAGCAATGGCGTTCACTTAATGGCAAACTAGGTATCAATGTAGACACTAGATACATAGAGGACAGTATCAAAGTTCATAGAGCAGGGTTAACTGATGACTTATTCTTTAGAGATATAAGACTAGCTAACAGTTCAACTGTATCTAATCATAACTTTGGCGTGTCTATGGAAGATACCGATTGCGGTAATCCAAAAGACAAGCACTTTCTAACTATGGAAGAGGCAAAGCGCACACTATCCAAGCTAGATTATGCAGAGTTGTTTGTTAATACTGATAGTACAACTAAGTATGACAGTAAAAACGAACCGCCATTCTAATTGTAATTAGTTAGACCTCGTTGTTTAAACAGCGAGGTTTATAGTAGTTACAACAAGGTAATTACTAACACAATGTAAGGAGGCAATATGCTAGAAAAGATTATAGAAACTCTACATGCAAGTGCAGAGTTACTTAATGAAGATGAATTAAGTACATTAAAAAATAAATTACTTAATAAGCATTGGGATTTTCAATTACATGAAATTGAAAAGCAACATAAAATTAATTGTGAGCTTATAAATAAAGAGTTCAACAATATTATGAACAGCTTAAAAAAAGAAAATAAGTAGTTAGCTAGTGCTGTTTGTTTAAACAGACAGCACTGTGGTAACTATAAAGGAGGACAAATGGCTACCAAAACAGCAGAGGGTAAGTTAGTTATCCCTGACAATGTGTACGAGGCAATCTCTAATGTTAGAGATAGTGGCGTAATTAACATGGCTAGTTTCAATCAATTACTAGAGTTAGTACCTAGTGATGTTGCTAGTTGGCTACAAGACAACAAAGAAATCTACATGGAAGGTTTCTTCTATGGTTTTGTGCCTGAAAGTCAAAACACATAATTAATGTATAGCGATTGGGATAGTTGGTGCCTCGACTATCCCCTTCGCGTTGTTTAAACAAAGAGCATAAATAGTATTTTTACGAGTAGCTTAGTGGTTCGTACTTGTTCATAGTATCGCAAAAGAAACTACCTGTTGTACGCTTTAGTGAGGTTTGTATTTATCCAATGGCACTGAATACTTACTAATAGTCTACTGCCTCATTCCATAGTGAGCTTATCGAAACTACCTGCAAAGAACAGAGCTTGAAAGAGCTAATTGCAATCAAACACTAAGTTACTCGTAAAAATATTAGGAGGTATAAATGGATATACAATGTTCATTTTGTGAGCAAACAATTACAAAGTGGCAAATCAAAAATCATGTTTACATTAAAATATACAATCAAGAAAAAAATAAGATTGAGTACACATGTCAACAAGGTTTATGCCATTACATGTACTTGACACAAAGTGATGACCTACTTGTTTAAACAGGTAGGTAGCTTGTAGCACATAATAAGCGAAACCTTGCAAGGTAATGGTATTAATAATAAAGGAAAGCAATACCTATTGTGTGTTACAAGCTATCTATGAGTAGGAGGTAAGCTAAATACAGCCCTGTTGCTAACCGCCTGAAAGTAGGTAGCTTGAAACACAGGCACAAGTCGACAATGATGACAACAGTAGCATCCTAGAATATCGTAAGTCTAAGGTAGGATGTTGGAAACGCCTTAGAATGTATATGTTGCGTGTGTTTCAAGCTATCTATAAAGCCCTCACTTATTAAAGAGAGCCTTGAACGATTAGTAGGGGTAAGGAAACGCTAATCGGTAGGTAGTTGTTTAAACAGCTACTATTATAGTAAATATCTATTGATAAAATAAATATCTACAACTATAGTGGTAGCTGTACACAAAAATATAAAGGAGGACAAATGTCGCATAACTTAATCAAAGGGTTAAAAATAAATACCTTTCGCCATTTAGTAGAAACAGGCATAATTTACAGCAAAGAGAATGTAAATCGTGCTGAATTTGGCAGGGTAATTAAACCTGTTGCTACTTCAAGAATTATGGATTTTGGCGAAAATGCAGTATTGGAGGCACAAAGATTAAAAAGAGTGGGTAAGAGTAACGAAGAAATAAAAGAACATCTTGATAATTATATGGAGGAATTAGGTTTACAAATCTATGAACAATATAAGTATCAACAAGCTATATATTATTCGTTAGCAGACACAGCTTATAAACAAATAGGCATGTTAGCACCTAATACTGCTTAATTAAAAAACAACAGGGCATTTTAAAGCGATTAGAGCCATTCAAAAAATATGAATGGCACTAATGCCCATAGTCAATAACCTAATTTTATTGGGTATTGCAACTTTTACAGAAAGGATAAATAATGAATAGTTTTTGTGATGGGTGTTTAAAACACAAATCAATAGAAAAAAGATTAAATAGATACAGTTCTTATTTTAGAAAAATAATAAGATTAGAATTTTGTAACTCTTGTCAACACAGACTTGAACCTGTTGCAACATATAGATTACAACCTAAGACAGCAATATAGAAAGAGGAATAATGGCAAACAGAGCGCAAAGAAGAAAAGCTAAAAGCAAAAAAGGTGGTATGTATCATGGGTTAAAAAGACCTACTGATAATGGAAGAATGAATGGAGGTAAGAAAAGGTATGGCTAATAGACAACAACGCAGGGCAAATAAATCTAAAAAGGGTGGCAAAAGGTACATGGTTAGTAAATCATTACAATCACCTAAACGCAATATGGGTTTATTGCAAAGTCGTACAAGTAAAAAAATTCCTATGGAACTTATGGTTAGGAAAAACAATGACTAACTGTAAATGAATTATGGGTGGTATTGGATTATCTTAGTGGTAATCCTAACAGGGCTTTCATGGTCATTAATTAATAGGAGGTGGAAAAATGACAATGCTAAAGGTTTTACGAATAGCAGTAAAAAAATGGGAGGCAGAATTAATTGGTTTTAAAAAGATTGTTGCTAGTCAACAACACCAAATGAACAGTGAAACAAAAGAGCTTGATGTAGAGTTGAGCGCAGTAAGAAGTTTCATAAAGTTAATTGATAAGTATATAAAACTAGAACAAGAAAGACAGGCTGTTTAAACAAGCAGTGAAATCGTAGTAAATACTTGTTGTATAATTCAATACCTGTTACCATAGTGGGTATGAAATACTTAGTTAAGAGTGTATCAATCTTTGACAGCAGTGTTTACTCATGGAGGTTCGCAACCAAAGAGGAGGCAGGGCAAAAAGTTAGAGAGTTAAAAGATACAGGTTCTAACTACTTTATTGTTTCTTTATACGAATTAGAACCAATAAACAGTTAAACACAACAATAGGTAAAGGGAGGAAAAATATGCCTAATATATTTGATGAGCCAAAGCTACTTAAAGCATGGGCTATCAAGTTAGCTAATGCTTGTGGTGGACAAGAAGTACAAAAAACAATTCACCTTAAAAAAACAAATCCGCAAAGAATTAGAGAGTTATTAGATGAGTTCGTTAAAGACCATAACGAGAACACAATAAAAGTTGCTAAACAAATGGAGGAGGAATAATGGCAGTAGGAAAAGCAGACAAGAACGCAAGAGGGTTTCATAATTTAGAAGTAGGAAGTCTTATATCGTTTTTGTATAAGTACAACGCTGATGAAGATAAGATTATAGATGAAAATCCTATCCTCATAGAAATAAATGACATTGCAAAGGCACAGTTTCAACAACTAGAAGTCTTTAACAATACAACTACAAAACTTATTACCTACAAGAAAGTATTGCCTAGCATACAAGTTTCGGCATACGAAACATCATTGCCTGTAGAAGTACATCAAGAAAGGATAAACATTGCCTAAGATGAAATTAACTTTGGGCATAGAGATTGACACTAAGAACTTGGTAAGACAAGGCGAGGGTGCAGTAAGTTTTTTAATTATGTACATAAACAATATGAAAGGTCATAAAGTTTTATCATCACAATACGAGGAGGTGAAAGAATAATGTCGCACAAAGAAATTAGAGTGTTAAAGCAATCACAAGAACTGTACGAGAGAAGCAAAGCAAACTTAGATGTTTGTATTGCAAATCGTAGCAAAGCTATTGCTGTCTGTTTAAACAGTGGGTTTAGAGTACAGGAAATTGCAGATGTTTTAAATATAAGTAGACAAAGGGTATACAAAATTATAGAAAAGGAAAGAGCAAATGGATAAAGAAACACACAAGAAATTAATAAAAGATTTTAACAAGAAAGATGTAAGACCTGCGCCAAAGGGTAAGTATGGCGAGTATGTTCCTCATCACTTGTACACTAAGAGATTAGTAGAAGTCATTGGAGGCAAATACAACTTTACTTTTGAGGAAGTACGAGGCAAAGACAATGCCATTGTCGGTGCTAAAGGCAGACTTGAAATAGAGGGCTTGGGTGTTGTAGAAGAAGTTGGTGATGTAAGTAAGTATCAACTTGAAAACAATACCGAAAGCGAAGTTCTTAAACTTGCAGTAAGCGACAGTATTAAAAGATGTTGTATGAGGTTTGGACTTGGGCTTCATTTATGGGTAGGTGAAAGCACAGAGGAAGAACACTATGCGGAAGAAGAAGCTAAGAAAGTTATAAAACAATTAGATAATTCTTCTAAAGAAGTTGTTAAGGAAACTACGAAAGAAGATTACCTAGCAAGAATTACTAACGAATTAGAACATGCAGAAAAAGATAGTGAACTTAGAAGTAAGTACAAGCTAGAGGCATGGAACTTGTTTAAACAAACACATGAAACAAACATGGGTAAGTGGTCAAGTTTTGAGTTAGATAAATTCTTAGACTTGTTTTATCAAGTACAAGCACAAGACCAACAAGAAGTTGAGGAGAAACCTAGCGACAAAGAAATTGTAGAAGATGTTTTTGGCGAGGTTAAGGACAACACAAAGGTATGCCCTCAATGTAAAAAAACTGACAACATAGAGGACAATAGAGAGAAAAAAGAAAGTGATGTTAAGTTTAAAAACATTCCTGACTTTACATGTTCCAACTATGGACAATCAAATGGTTGTGGTTGGGGTGGCTACATTGGTTCTAAAGGTGAAAGAGAAGTTCCTAGTTCATGGCTTTAGAGCATACAAGTATCAACATAGAAAGACTAAAAGAAAAACTAAAGGTGCGTTATCCTGAACACGATTTTGATAAACCTGCGCCTTTAGATAGAAGATGTAAGTTAGTTGTCGAGGGTATGCAATGCCCAAAGCAAAGTGAAAGACCTTTGGTAATCGACACACAAGATAATGAAATGTGTGTCTACTTGTTTAAACAGATAGATGAAAAGACACATTACAAGGCAGATGTGAGGTGCAATGCAATTATCACTACTGCAGAAGAAAGGAAATACAGTGGAAGAAAGCAAGATGAAATCCCATTCTAATGATGACAGTAAACCTAAGATAAGCGATACAGATTATGGCTTCAATGGTTTAGTTCGTATCTTTACTGAACTAGAAATTGATAGCAGTAATTGGTTAGCTAAAAGATTAGACAAAGAAAGAGGCGGTATGTCTTTTACATTGCCTAGCGCTTATGGTGAAATCTATCTTAGTTGGGGTGATTTATACAACATAGATGTAACTTTTGTTAATAGTGAGGACAAGTTTGAGGCTACACTTATGTTAGGTGAGTTACACGAGATAATGAAGAAACTTGAAACACAAAGATTAAATGAAGTAAATAGACTTAGAGATTTACTTAAAGAAACATTTAAGAGCGAAGAAAGTAGCGGTACAGAGTTCTAATGTATGGCGTTGTATTAAGTTCGTTGATACTGTGTGCAACGCCAACACAAGAAACACTAGATGAAATAAAGGCTTATGCCTCTTG